TCTTCTTTGAAGAGCTTTATGCAGACCACCTTCGGGTGGTCTGCTTTTTGGCAAAACCTTTTTTCAACCCCTGGAGTAAATGATGGCAACAAAACAAAAAATCCAAGGCATCGAGATCAGCGACGATGCACTTGAAATTGAAACCGTATCCGAGTCGAAAGACTTTTCGGCTCTTGCTGCAAGTGAAGCGTTTATGAATGAGCTGGTCACCGTCATGGTCCATTCGACCACAGATGAAAACCAACCTCCCCAAGTCATCGTCAGTTGCAACGGCATGAACCAGCCTATCTTTCGCGGCTTCCCCACCACGATCAAACGCAAGTACGTTGAAATCCTGGCGCGCATGAAAGAAACCAAGTACACCCAGGTGACTCGCAATCCAGCAGCTCCTGACCAGATCGACATGGTGGCTCGTCACGGGCTGTCATATCCGTTTGACTTGGTCGAGGACAAGAACCCACGCGGGCGCGCCTGGCTGAACAACGTCCTGGCAGAACCAGCGTAAACGAAAATGAATTTGCTTCAGCTCGTCAACCAAGCGCGCGTTGAGTGCGGTGTGTCAGGGCCTTCCCTGACCACCGCGCAAGGCCAAACAGGCGAATCCGGTCGGATGGTCGCCTGGGTTGTGCAAGCCTGGACCGACATTCAGACAAGCAAGGAAGACTGGCTCTGGATGCGCCAGTCTTTTGACTTCAACACCACAGCCAACGTCTGGGAGTATTCAGCTACCGATGCTGGTCTCACCGATTTTGGCAACTGGAAGCGCGACAGTTTCCGCTGCTCCACATACGGCCAGGATTTCAAAGACGAACAGCTCCTGAATTACATGGAGTGGACCACGTTTCGCAACCTGTACCGTTACGCAAACATGCGCAACACCAAGGCGCGTCCGGTGGTTGTGTCCATCATGCCAAACAAAGACCTGGCATTTGGCTCCATCCCGGACAACGTCTACGTGATCGACGGCGAATACTACACACAGCCTGTCACTCTGTCTGCTGATGCAGATACCCCCCTTCTCCCCGCCCGTTTTCAAATGGCTATCGTGTACCGGGCGATGATGTACTACGCAGGGTATGAGTCTGCGCCCGAAGTGATGTCGCGCGGCGAGTTTGAGTACCGCCGTTTGTACATGCGCATGGAGATAGACCAGCTTCCGACCCTGATCAGTGGCCCACCTTTAGCGTAAGGACCGACATGGCCACCGGCATGCCCCCAGTCAAATACCAGCTCATCACGCTGCAAGGCGGGCTGGACCTGGTGACGCCGACTCTTTCCCTGCCCCCTGGCGTGGCCAAAGACGCCAACAACTTTGAGGTGTCGATTACTGGCGGGTACTCACGCATACCTGGCTACGAACGCTTTGATGGCCGCCCCAACCCATCTGACGCTACCTATTCCAGCATGACCGTGGCCGACACGTCTGGTCTTACGGTCGGCTTGACCATCATCAATTCAACCAACACGGTGTCGGGTGTAATCATTGTGATTGACGACTTGTCAGTCTTTTACACCAAAGTAGTTGGCGGCGGTTTTGTTTTGGGCGACACCGTTTATTTGGGCGCAACTCCAGTCACGACCGTCACCGCTTTTGGCGCGACCGCGTCGGTCAGCAATTCGCAATTAACCCACTATAGCTATTTGGCCGCAGAGCAGTATCGCTCCGACATCCAGGCCGTTCCAGGTAGCGGCCCAATCCGGGGTGTGATTTATCTACACGCAGCAGACGTGTACGCCTGGCGCAACAACGCCGCAGGCACGGCCATGGAAATCTACAAGTCTTCGGCCAGCGGATGGACTTTGGTGCCTCTGGGTTACGAAATGGCGTTCAACACCGGCACAGTAGAGCTGGTGGATGGCGACACCGTCACGGGCCAATCAAGCGGCGCTACGGGCACCATCACCAGAGTTGCTGTCAGTTCGGGCACTTGGGGCGCAGGCACCGCAGCAGGCTATTTGAATTTTGCCTCCATCACGGGAACATTTACGGCTGGTGAAAATTTGCGCATCGGGGCCACAACCTACGCCAAAGCAGTTGCCGCGCAGTCGGCGATTACGCTAAGCCCCAACGGCAGGGTCGAGTGCGTGATCGACGACTTCGGTGGCGGCAGCAAAATCTATGGCGCAGACGGGGTCAACTACGGGTTTGAATTTGACGGAACGGTTTACACGCGCATCCGTACCGGCATGACGACCGACACGCCTTTGCATGTTGTCGTACACAAACAACACCTGTTTTTCAGCTTTGCAAACTCGGTTCAATTTTCAGGCATCTCTGACCAGTACAACTGGAGCCCAGTCATCGGCGCTGGCGAAATTGCAATGAATGCTTCAGTGACTGCGTTCTTGGTCCAACCAGGTAACCAGTCCACAGGTGCTTTGGCTATCTACACCGACGACAACACGTCGATCTTGTACGGCACCAGCTCAGCCAATTTTCAGCTTGTGTCATACAACATCGGCACCGGTGCCAAAGCCTATAGTTGCCAAAACATCAATGCAAGCTACAGCTTTGACGACCGTGGCGTGATCAACATGGCGACCACGTTGAACTATGGCAACTTTGACTCGGCTTCGCTGACGCTCAACATCCGTCCGTTTATCCAGCAGCATCGCACCCTAGTGACCGCAAGCGGCGTCAGCCGCGAGAAAGGTCAATACCGGGTCTTTTTCAGCGACGGAACCGGCTTGTATGTAACGCTAAGCAACGGTCAATATTTGGGCACTATGCCTGTGCAATTTAGCAACCCGGTTGCTTGCATGACTGAAGGTGAAAAAGCAGACGGGTCAGAAACTTCATTTTTTGGTTCGACCGATGGATTTGTGTACCGACTGGATGCGGGCACGTCTTTTGACGGCAGCGCCATTCCGGCCAATCTGACCTTGGTGTTCAACGCCATCGGCAGCCCGCGTTTGCTAAAGCGTTTCCGCAAAGCCTCGCTTGAAGTTAACGGAAGCGGGTACGCTGAATTCGCTTTTGGGTACGATTTGGCATATGGATCAACCGATGTTGGCCAAGACGCAAACGTCAATTACTCATCCAATTTGGCAACAGCTTATTGGGATACAGCTTACTGGGATAATTTTGTGTGGGATGGTCGTACCTTGGCTCCGACCGAAGTCGAGGTGAAAGGAACTGCGGAAAATATTGCTGTGAAAATAGCAAGCAATTCGGCTGAATACCAAGCGTTCACCATCAACACCGCTATCCTGCATTACACACCGCGAAGAGGACTCCGATGAGCAATTCTTACTACACGCATGGCGCGTTTCCGTCGACTGGTTCTGCCGCTACGTCGGCAAGCATGCGGGCCGAGCTGGACCTGGTGACCCAAGGCTTCGACAAATTGCCGACTTTGTCAGCCGGATCGGCAAATGCTTTTGTGGTTTTGAACAGCAGCGGCTCGGGCATGACAACGGCTACTACTTTGCCTGCCGCTTCTGTTAAAGATACCCAATTCACAATTCAAAACTACACCGACAGCACAAAAAAGTTTCAATTTTTGGCCAGTGGAATTACATCGGGCACAACGCGCATCTACACGATGCCCGATGCAAACGAAACGCTTGTTGGCCGAGCCACTACTGACACGCTGACAAACAAAACCCTAACGTCACCGGTTATCGGCACCATTGTCAACACCGGCACGCTTACGTTGCCGACATCAACTGACACTTTGGTTGGGCGCGATACCACGGATACGTTGACCAACAAGACGTTGACAAGCCCAACGATCAACAACGGCACAGTTGCCAGCGCGACTCTTACGACGCCAACAATCAGCAGCATCCTTAATTCCGGCACGTTGACGTTGCCAACAGGCCCCGATACCCTGGTTGGCCGCGCCACCACGGATACGCTGACAAACAAGACGTTGACCACGCCTACGATTGCGTCGATCAACAACGGCGGAACAATTACGATCCCTTCAGGCGCTGGTACTTTTGTCACTCTCGCGGCAACGCAAACGCTGACCAACAAGACGCTGACCAACCCAACCATTGGAACCATTCTCAACACCGGCACGTTGACTTTGCCCACGGCCACCGACACTTTGGTTGGCCGCACCACTACGGACACGCTCACCAACAAGACGCTGACGTCTCCGGTTATCGGAACCATCGTCAACACCGGCACGCTTACGTTGCCCACGTCAAGCGATACCTTGGTTGGCCGTGCCACGATTGACACGTTGACCAATAAAACTTTAACGTCTCCAACTATTGGCACGATTATCAACACCGGCACTCTTTCGTTGCCAACATCGACTGACACCCTGGTTGGGCGTGCGACCACAGACACGCTGACGAACAAGACGTTGACCAGCCCAACGATTGGGACCATTCTCAATACCGGCACTCTCACGCTGCCCACATCGACTGATACTCTGGTTGGCCGGGCAACTACGGACACGTTGACGAACAAGACCATCAGCGGCGCGTCCAACACGCTATCCAACATTGCCAACGCCAGCTTGACCAACAGCGCGGTCACGGTTGGCACAACCTCGATCAGCCTTGGCTCCAGCAGCTTGACCCTAGGCGGCTTGACTTCGGTGGCGGTCACGGCTGATCCGACCACAGCTTTGCAGCTTGCAACCAAGCAGTATGTGGACACGCAGACCACCACGGGTTTGTCTTTTCACGATCCGGTCCAGGCTGCTACCACGGCCACCTTGGCATCTATCACTGGCGGAACAGTCACTTACAACAACGGCACCGCTGGTGTTGGCGCGACTCTTACTTTGAGCGTTGCGCTCACAACCCTTGACGGCTATACCCTGGCCAACACCAACCGCATTTTGGTCAAGGATGAAGCCACCGCTGCAAATAACGGCGTGTACACCTGGGCTACTGGTGGCACAGTCTTGACTCGTGCAACGGATGCAAACAGTTATGGCACGGGCACCACCCAAATTCGCCAAAACTCGTACTTTTTTACTCAAAACGGTACGGTCAACAAGGGCAGCTCTTTTGTTATCACCACTGTCGGTACGATTACGTTCGGTACGACAGGCATCGTGTTTGCCCAGTTCAGCGGATCGCAGACATACACGGCCAGCACTGGCCTTACTCTGACCGGTACGGCGTTTTCGATTGACTCGACGGTCACTACCCTAACCGGCACGCAGACCCTTACCAACAAGACCTTGACCAGCCCGACAATCAATGGGGCAACGATTGCCACGGGCTCAATTAACAACACGCCGGTTGGCGGCACAACGGCAAGCACCGGCGCGTTCACCACGCTGAGCGCCAGCAGCACGGTCTCCGGCACGGGCTTCAGCACCTACCTGGCAAGCCCACCAGCCATCGGCGGCACGGCTGCTGCGGCGGGGTCGTTTACTACCCTGAGCGCCAGCAGCACCGTCAGCGGCACCGGTTTCAGTACATACCTGGCAAGCCCACCTGCCATCGGCGGCACGACTGCTGCGGCCATCACCGGCACGACCATCACAGCCAACACGGCCTTTGCCGGACCGCATAACGGCACTGTGGGCGCGACCACGGCTAACACCGGCGCGTTCACCACGTTAAGCGCCAGCAGCACGGTTTCCGGCACGGGCTTCAGCACTTACCTAGCAAGCCCACCTGCCATCGGCGGCACGACTGCTGCGGCTGGCTCGTTCACGACCTTGAGCGCCAGCAGTACGGTCTCCGGCACCGGCTTCAGTACATACCTGGCAAGCCCACCAGCCATTGGCGGCACGGCTGCTGCGGCCATCACCGGCACGACCATCACAGCCAACACCTCGTTCGCTGGCGCTCTTAACGGCACTGTGGGGGCAACGACGCCCAACACCGGCGCGTTCACCACGTTGAGCGCCAGCAGCACAATCTCCGGCACTGGCTTCACCACCTACATGGCAAGCCCACCAGCTATTGGTGGCACGACTGCCGCCGCTGGTACGTTTACCAACTTGGCTTACACCGGCACGCTTACGGGCGGCACCGGGGTTATCACCATTGGTACAAATCAATTTACAAAAGACGCTACCGGCAAAGTGGGTCTTGGCACCGCGTCTCCAGCAGTCACGTTTGCCGTCAGCGCCACAGACGCAATTCTGGTCCCGAACGGCACCACCGCACAGCGTCCCACAGGCGCAGCAGGCTATATCCGGTACAACAGCACGCTTAACCAGTTTGAGGGCTACGGCACAGCCTGGGGCGCGATTGGCGGCGGCGCAACCGGTGCCAGCGGCGACCAGGTGTTTTATGAAAACGGGCAGACGGTTAACACCAGTTACTCAATCACATCAGCCAAGAACGCTGGATCGTTCGGTCCCATCACAATCGCTACAGGCGTGACGGTCACCGTACCTTCTGGCTCAACCTGGTCCATCGTCTAAGGAGAACACATGAGTTCAGTCGCAATCCAAGGCAATGCAAGCGGAGCTGGTGTATTCACCATCGCCTCGCCCAACAGCGCCAGCAGCTACACGCTAACCTTGCCTACAGCCACAGGAACTTTAAGCCTAGGGACACAAATCCAGCCAATCTCTGCTTCGGTTGCGGCAAGTGCGTTGACCATTTCTGCATCTGCTCTTTCGCTTGATTTTCGCTCTACTACGTTGGGAAGTGGCACAGTCACAACGGTCACTGGAACCCCCGCCAACTTGGTCATCTCAAGCGGTTCAACCCTTGGAACTGTATCGGCTACGCAGTCTCGCATCGTTGTGATTGCGATGAACAATGCCGGTACATTGGAATTGGCAGCGGTAAATATCAGTGGTGGCAATCAGCTTGATGAAACCAACCTTATCAGCACGACTGCCGAAGGGGGCGCGGGCGCGGCGGATAGCGCAAACGTAATCTACTCAACCACAGCCCGCACATCGCTTGCATATCGTGTGATTGGTTACATTGAATCCACCCAAGCAACCGCTGGCACATGGGCCACTGCGCCATCAACCATTCAGGGTTACGGGGGTCAGGCTTTGAACTCTATGAGTTCACTGGGGTATGGACAAACTTGGCAAACATTTACAGTTGGCACAACAAGGTTAATTAACACAACGTATTACAACACTACAGGTAAACCTATTGTTGTAAGGGCCACGTTAACTGCCTCATCAAATGGAACGCTCTCAGTGAATGGCACGGTTATTGACCAGATTTTTACGGGTTCAGGAACTAACACGACATTCATAGGTATTGTTCCTCCCGGTGGTTCATATATTTTAACAAACGCAACAAATAACTGGGTTGAACTTCGTTAAGG